GGCGAATTAGGTTGGAATTTCCTCATAAATTTGATAAGCCTGAGGATACGAAGACGACAAGTAAACCTACACAGACAGTTGCATCTGCAACGCGTAGTTCAAAGACAAGTCGCAAAACGGTAAGACTCACACCAAGCCAAGTAGCAATTGCTAAAAAATTAGGTGTGCCACTAGAAGAATATGCGAAACAACTGATAAACACGAAGGAGGTATAGGCATATGACAGATAAACAACCAACTCGTGCGAGCCAAACAAGAGAGAAAACAGAACGAAAAAAAGTTTGGACTCCACCATCGTACTTAGATACACCCAACGCGCCGGACGGATTCCGACACAGATGGGTCAGGACAGAAGTTCTCGGGTACGTCGATACTAAAAATGTACAAGGAAGATTAAGGTCCGGGTACGAATTAGTTAGAGCAGACGAATACGGCGAGGATGACTATCCAGTGATCACAGAAGGCAAATATTCTGGGGTGATCGGGCACGGAGGCCTTGTGCTGACAAGGGTACCAAATGAGATCGCGCAACAACGTGCGAAATACTACGCTGACTTAGCGAAGGAAAACGTTGAAGCAGTTGATAACGACCTCATGAAGGAACAGGACAGAAGAATGCCTATCAATATTGATAAGCAGTCTCGTACAACCTTCGGTGGCAAGAAAAGTTAATTTTTTAACAATTCAAACCAACGAGTAAACTAAACAAGGAGAAACGAAAATGGCAAACGCGTCATCAACAGGTTTCGGATTGAAACCTTTAAAGAAAGCGGGTCAGAATAGAGATGCCGGTGGATTAGGAGAATATCCAGTAGCAGCTTCCTCTACAGCTATTTACAACCAAGATATGGTTGCAATGGCTAACACAGGAAATGCAGCAGTAGCTGCAGCAGCTACGGAGAACAACCTAGGTTCACTTAACGGTGTTTTCTTTACGGACGCTTCTACAAGCAAGCCAACGTTTCAAAACCACTTATTAGGCTCTAACACAGCAACTGATATTGTGGCGTTTGTAACTGATGATCCACACCAGATTTATGAGATTAGATCAAATAACTCTAGTGCATCAGCTCAAACTGACGTTGGTAATACAGCTGAGATCTCTTACTCAGCGGGTGCAACTCCTAATTACATATCTAAAACAACTTTAGATGACAGTACGTTAGGAACTACATCTCAACAATTAAAAATAGTTGGAGTAAGTAGAGACATCGACAACGATGAAATTACATCAGCTAATGTTGTATGGAGAGTCGTGATAAGCGAACACTTCTTCAAGCAACATACAGGTATCTAATAGGAGGATATAATTATGGCGATATCACGTAATCAGCTAGTTAAAGAACTAGAGCCAGGATTGAATGCCCTATTCGGCCTGGAATACAAAAGGTATGAAAATCAGCATGCTGAAATTTATACTACAGAGTCATCTGACAGAGCTTTTGAAGAAGAAGTTATGTTGTCAGGTTTCGGACAAGCGCAAACAAAACCAGAAGGTTCTGGTGTAGCGTTCGATAGTGCTCAAGAAACTTTCACAGCGAGATACACTCACGAGACAATAGCTCTTGGGTTTTCAATCACTGAGGAAGCAGTTGAGGACAACCTTTACGACAAACTAGCTTCAAGATATACGAAAGCTTTGGCTAGATCGATGGCAAACACAAAACAAGTGAAAGCGGTTAACCCGTTAATTCAAGGTCTTCCTTCAACGGATGGTTTTGATTCAGGTGATGGTGTTTCTTTATTTAACACTGCTCACACGACAATAGCGGGATCATTTAAAAACACTTTAAGCACGCAAGCTGACTTAAACGAAACTTCATTAGAGCAGTCGTTAATCGACATTGCTGCAATGACGGACGAAAGAGGTCTTAAGATTGCTGCTAGAGGTGTAAAAATGATTGTTCCAAGTGAATTACAATTCACAGCTGAAAGACTGATGAAGTCTCAAGGCAGAACAGGAACAGCTGATAACGATGTGAATGCGATTGCATCTATGGGAATGGTTCCTCAAGGTTACAGAGTGAATAACTTTTTAACTGACACGGATGCGTTCTACATCATTACAGATGTACCAAACGGTATGAAGTATTTCGAAAGAGCACCTATCACAACTAAAATGGAAGGTGACTTCGATACTGGAAACGTAAGATACAAAGCTAGAGAAAGATACGTATTTGGCGTATCAGACCCTAGAGGTATTTTTGCATCACCAGGTGCTTAATCAGTAAATAAAAGATTTA